GGTTGCTAGACGCTAGGTTCTGCAAAGCCTCAGACTCGCCGAGCTGGGCGATACGATCAGCCAATGCACCATCTTGGGTAGCCAATTCAATCCAGCGGTTGTACTGAGTAGCCGACAGTTGGATGCCATCAAAGCTCTTCTTAGGGATATACATGGGTACGCCATAAGCTACGAGTACGGCCTTAGCCTGGTTGAACTTGCCCTCAGATACCTTAAATGGACTGAATAACTCATACAGATTACCCTTGCCAACCATCTCAACCTCACCAGTTAATGGGTCTAGCTGGCGTGGTAGGCTATCCGAGGTTAGGGGATTGCGGGATTTATAGTAACCAACAGCCTCATAGAACCCAGCCACGGCTGGCTCAATCATGCCAGCTTTAAATGTAGCCTCTTCCCTCATCGTGCTAGCGCGGGATGGGTCAATCAAACGCTCTACCCCAGCAACAAACGAGCTATGCGCGCCCAATGGCGAGCCGCCAATAGCGAACTCAGATACCTGACGGGATACCTTGTTAATCAGGTCATAGAACATCGTAGGCGCATCCTTAGCGCCAGAGGTAAATACCTTCATAATGTCGCTAAAACCTTGGAGCATTGGGGTATCGCCGAGGTATTGGTAGATACCAAGTGCGCCGCCCATCATTAGCTTGTCAAGATCATCACCGCCTGGAGTCATCTGGGCATATTCCCCAGCCGTTGCACCAGTACCGAGCAAGGTAGCGATTGGCTCTAAGCCAGCATAAGATACATAAATCTTATCTGGGCCACGCGATACTGTGGTTAGCTTTTCAAAGCGAGCTAGCAAATCGGGGTCAACTTCTTTAGCGTCAAATACCAAGGAGAATGGTTGCCATCCTGTACCCTCTAAAGCCTTGCGGTCTTCCATCCGCATTGGGCCATAGCCAGTTACGCGCCCTTCAAATACTCCAGAGGATACCGAGTAGATCATTGCGCCACCAAGGGTTACACGCGCCATCGCTTGATCGCGCTTGATACCGCCAGCGTTAAAGTCTCCCCAGAACCGTGGGCTTGCAAAGTTCAAGCCTGGGGTACGAGCCATCGCCTCTAGGGTAATGTTGGTCGGAGTTCTAACGAATGGGATAAACATCTTAATCAAAGGATTCTGAGCCGCTCTCTGGATTCCCTGTAATGCTGGCTCTAATTCCCTAGTAAAGGTAACTACTCTGGCCGCAGTCTTAGCCGCATCCTCAATATCAGGGGTTGGGTTTGCCAACAAATCAGCCACTAGATTAGCCGCTTGTTCTGAGGCGTTTTGCGGTGCAACACCAGCCTCAACCAGATTGTTGTACATCTTGTTGCCTTCGCGGGTCGCTAGGGCGTTTAATTCCATACGGTAGCCAACAGCCTTAAAGAACTCATCCTCAGCCATTAGGGCGCGGCCTGGTGCCGTTACAAAGGTTCCCCAATAGCGTAGGGCATTTGTAATTCCTTTGCCAACATCAGAGTCTCCAAAGTCAATGTCAAATCCATATTTTTCTGTTCCAACCCTTACGCCAGTTAAATCAAATTCAGAGCGGCCAGCACGGACAGCCTCAATCTTTTGAAATGGGTCGGTAGGCTCATTCTTAATAAATGCCTTACCAGCAATCTCACCACCCTCACGGATACCTTGTAGGAATCCCATAGCCTGAGCATACAGCTCATCGCCTGAGATAGCTTGCTCGCCACCCTTAAACATGAAGTTACGGGTCTTGCCAATCGCAGAGGCTAAGGCGCGCTCTGGAATCTGTAAGCCACCAAAAAACATATTACCCGCGATATTCTTAGCATGGGTAACTGGGCTAGATAGCAGACCGTTAATCCAGGTTGAGAACCAGATATCTTTAAGGGTGCCGCCAATAGCCTTTTCGGCTACATTAGCTCTAGCACCAGCGCTAGATAGTGCTGTGTACTTATTGGCTAGGTCAAATACTGAGTTAATACCACCAGCCTCATTCATAATCGCTTGCAACTGAGCGCCACGCTCAACACTTGCGGTACGAGCTTGAGAGAAAATACCAAGGGTTCTAGCGATATCTACCTGACGGCCTTTAGCGGCTTTCAGCAAGTTACCCTCTAGGGATACAGCCTGGGCAAACTGGCTAGCCAATTCATCGGTCAGGGTGCCAGCGTTCTTAGCGGCTTTAACTTGCTCACCAAGATCAAAAGCTCGCTTACCAGCATCGGTAATAGCTAACAGCATCTTATAGGCATTGGCCGCGTTAGCCTCAGTTACTTTGGATGGGTCTAGGACTCTAGCTAAGAAAGCCTCATCGTAGCCCTCTTCTGCGGCCTTAGCGGCGATTTCTTTATAGCTGACCTTCTCTATCTTATCGGCGCCATAAACTCTAGCCGTAGCGTCTATATACTGTTTAAAGCCATCATCGCCAGTAATTTGGTCTAGGTTAAATGCAACCTCTGGCGGCTTGCCAGATACGGGTGCCGTAGGCACTTGCTCTAGTACAGCCTCAGCCTTAGCCTTATCCTCGCGGATAACCTGGTATGGCCCGATTTTTTCCATGTCAACTTGCGGACTAATGATCGGAGCCTCGGTGCGCTTAGGCGCCTCTTTAATAGCCTTGCGAATTAATGCGCCTGGGCCAGCAACTAGGGTTGGCTCAAACTCTTGACCAGCATCGGTCAGCTCAATTAATGGCTCTTGCTGTACTTGTTCTGGCACAACCTGAGCTACCTCTTGCTCGGCAGAGGATAGCTCGTCTAATCGCTCTGTTAATGGCTTGATCGACATTACTTATTCTCCTCTTGTTGCGCCGCAACACCAGCACCACCAGCACCGTATAGCATCCTTGGGTCATCTGGGTCAAATGTGCCTTTGTTCATAACTGATTTAATTTGTTCTGGTTTAAATGCAACATAAATGTCAGTTGGCTTAAATGCCTCTTCTGTACTAAATCTACCAGCTGGGCCATGATCTACAACGTTTCTAATAATTACACCATCTTTACCTTGCAGTCTAGCAAGTCTAGCAACATCATCTGTTGAGACAACATCATCAACCCAATCGCCAAAGTATGAAAGTAAATCGTCATCTGTGCCATCTGGCAACTTAACCAATGCGTCTTTGCCAGCGTTATTCCAATTTGCCCCATTAAAGTCAACAATTAATGGATTTTTTAGGCTTAGGTAAGCTGGCACAATATTATGTTCAGAGCTGGTATTGTATGTAGCCGCAACTTCTGGAGACGCAGAAAAGAACGTACCAGTATCAGCCGTTTTGCCTTCGCCCATATTTGGGTCAAATGCCTCAAAATCGCCACGTCTTGCGTGATATACAACGATAGGCTTGTTAGCCTCATCTACTGCCTTGGAATCTCCAAACCAGTTTTTAAATGCTTTGCTTTCTACCTTTGGCGCTTTCATAACTGGCACATCAGCACCAGCCGCATCTTGTAATAGGATGCCTGACGGATTACCTTTGGCGGCACGTGCGGCACGGCCAATCGCCTTACCGCCACGGATTACTGCCTCTGGGATTCCTGGAGCTGGTAGGAATGTACCAACCTCTTGAGCTGTCTCAACTGCTGGCTGACGCTCTTCTCTACGCGGTACATCCGCGCCCAATACTGGGGGGAATGGTACGTCAGTCGTAGTGCCAGGAATACGAACGCTAGTATCTTGCAATATCTCTTCGGTTGTAGCAAATGAGCGTTGACCCAAATACCTCTCCGCGCCCTCTTGAGCGATCATATCAATAATTGAACGGATGTCTCCAGGTAAGCCAAGCGTCTGAGCCGCGGCCCCACGCAAGGCACCAGCTAAAGAATCCAATAGACCAACTGCTAAACGCTCACGATCCTGTGTGGTAGGCTGTGGTTGACCAGCTCTAGGCACATTAAGACGGGTACCGACAAATGCCTGAGCCTCGTCAGTACGCGCTGGCCCAGCGGCCAATAACATCTCTGGCGCTGGCTCTTCACCAATCGTGTAGTCCTTCATATCGTCAGCGAGGCTTTGCATAAAGCGTTGGTCAATCATGGCTATTTCTCGTTGTAAATGCGTTGAATAGTATTAATCTCTACATCTGGAAAATTTAACAATTTCAAATCGTCTTTAGTATAAGTACGAGATTGATCGTATGCTAATTTTCTTTTTTCAAAAATACGTTTAATCCTATCGTTTCTTGACTTCTGCTTATCAATGGATATTTGCGCTTCTTTAGATTGCACTAATCCTTGAGCAAAATCCATTGGGTTAAATGGTAAGCCACTAGCTCTAGCCTCTTGCTGAGCTTGCATGAGTCTTACATTAAGGTTGGCAACTGTTTGCTTTTCCATACCAAACCCAGGCGATGTCAGATCAGGTACGCCAAGCGAGTTCTGAATAAACTGACGGGCGCGAGACATCTCAGGGTTATCGTTACGGACTACCTTCTTGAGTGTGTTAGCCTGTTTCCAGCTAATAACTTTAGCGGTAGCCAAGTCATCAAAGTAGCTCTCGCCCACAACTTGACGGTCAGCCAATGATTCGAGTTGGCCATACATCATTGCATTAGCCCCATCGTTATCACCAGACAGTAGCGACTTGCGCTCAGAGTCAGGCAAAGTAATGCCTTCTGCCTTGATTCGTTGCATTGCAACAGAACCGCTAATATTGCCAGCATAGAACTGATCTAGGATAGAGTTCTTAACATCAATCTTGGTAGAGTTTTCTAGGTCTGCGGCGCGTTTCCAAGCAGTAGCTACTTCGCCCATGCGGTCAGAGTAAGCCTTGAGTAACTTGTTTTTATCTACTCGTTTCATTACATCTGACATCTTGCCAAAGTCATTATTCTGAATACGTCTTAGACCATCCAATGCGTTATTCGCAAAGGCTGGGCTAGATGCGTAATCCACTACTGAGCTTAGCAACTGACGGTCAAAGTCAGCTAACTTCTCTCTAAGAAACTCTGGCCCAGCTTGCTGAGCAATATCAAATACGCGTTGCTTTTCAACTGCTACGCGTTGCTCTAGCATTTTAGGGTCAGACTCAGTATTGAATGTATCGGCTAGGATTACAGGGGTCTGAGAGATAAGGTCATTCGCGTTAGACTTAATGCCCTCGTTATAAATCTGCATGGCACGGTCAGCGGCCTTGGTATATACCGCATTACCAGCCGTGCCCATCGAGGCTCTAAACTTAAGTCCTTCTTCTGGCGATACTGCACTAATAGCCTTAGCATAGCCAGCAGTTAATGAACTAATCTCTTGCTGTACTTCTTTTAAATTAAAATTGCTGTTATCTACAAGCGCGCTTAAATCAGCTAACTTCTTACGACCAACAACCTCTAACTCATTACGTAACTGGCCAGCCTGTATTTTACGAGCCGCATCACCAAATACCGTACCAGGTTTAGCAAACAGTTCTTGAGGAGACTCGCCACGCTGTACAGCCGCCATGACTTGCTCAAGGCTTGGCTGGTTTTCGGCACCATACTGCAAGCCTTCACGCTCAGCCTGAGCCATAGCTTGCTTAAATGCAAAGTTAGATACGCGATCTAACGCTGAGGTAATCGTAGTAAGTTGCTGGGCTTGCTCTTTAAGATTAGCATAATCCAACCGAGGTGTATCAGCTGGTAAATATCCTGTGGGTTGGTATAGAGGTAATGTAGCCATAGTTAACCTTTAGGGTACTATAAATAATGGATTGCTACCAAAGCCGCCCATACCCGTACTGTATCCAGTTGCGGGGTCAACTGGTAAACCGCCAGCTGTTGCGCCGCCTAATGCACCATAAGTTAAAGCGGCGGCTCCAATCTTAGAAAACGCATCAAAATAACCAGTACGCTCAGCAGTTGCGCCAGCTTGCTCATATAGGCTTGCCTGGATAAGGCTGGCACGTCTTTGACTATCAGCATTAGCTAAGGCAAATGCAAACTCTTTGCCGCCACGGGTATTGTTAATTGCCTGTACCAATCCAGCAGAACCCTCAAAGCCCTGTGTGCCGCCAGCAAAGCCTCTAGCCACTACAGCCGCATTAGCCGCGTTGGTGCGTTGCAATATCTGATTAGCTTGGAATTGATACTGGATCGCCTTACGCTCACCCTCTACACGAGATTGTTGAGCAATTTGATCGTAGTATTTTTTCTTGTCTTGACCAGCCTGAATTGAACCATAGGCCGATACCGCAGTTGCGGCAATAGCTAAAGGTAGTGCTACGGCTCCCATATTAAGTCCCCTGATGAGTTACAACTTTATATTCCAAACCCAACAATGTCATCTTTTGTGGGATGTCTTGGGTTACGGTAATCTTGGCTTCTTGCGAATATCCTAAGATTCCATGCAAAGTCTTTGTTCCTGTAAACTCATCAACGGCCTCATCCAAGATATCTCCAAACTGTCTGAATGGAATTAGGATGCCATTGATTCTCATGTGCTGAGATTCAAATACAAGAGCATTGACTTCAACAATACGCTTTTTAAATCCAAGTCGTGTACCAGTCTGTAGCTTTAAATCGACTGGCATTGTGCGAGCCTCTACAGTTATCGGTAGCCCTAACTCGTAAGAGGATACTGAGGCTCTCGGTAATGTAACGGTACCGCCACTAGGCACAACTTGGTTTGCTTGAACTGTTCCGTCTAACAGAATATTGACGGTCTCAGTTGCTAAATGGCTCATGGCTACTGTGGTTACAACCCCAGTACCATTCTTAGCTGAATCGGTTAGCAGATCATCCTCAAATGCCTCTACATAGTATTGGTCAACGTTATTTACATTGCGTTTAACTACGGTATAGATTGTAGAGATATCAACGCCAACATCAATGTACTGGCCATCAACTGTAATAAACTCGGATGGGGCAATCACATTCTGGGCGCGGAGTAATGAGAATACGGCCATTGTGCCGTCATCGCCATTGGTAATCAAAAGCAGATCATTCTCATCGGTTGCAACCGATCTACGCAAAGCTAAGTTGGTAGGGTTCTTTAAAAGATGCCCAGCCAATAGCGATATCTTTTGAGTAACGTAAGTTGCTTGTGTGTCGGTGTACGCGAACTCGTTAAGGCTCTTACCCTGACGCTGAATAAAGAGCGTTCCTGATTCGAGCTGTTGAACGCGCACACCTTGTTTTGTGCCGTTACGGCTAGCTGTCTTAACAAAGAAATTTGTGGGTGTAATTGGGTCTAATCCTGACTGTGGCACATAGAACTCACCGCCAGTTGTAAAGACTTGCAAGTCGCGCCCAGAGATTAGATCAACGATTGAGTTAAAGGTATTGGTGTCTAATGTGGCCTCAACTGCGTCATCATCCAATCCCTCAGTAGCCTCAAAGTCAAAGAATAATCCGACCTTGCTACCCCAGATTGTAGATGGGCGAGCCTTAGAGCCACCAAAGTATAGGCGGCCTTCGTGGAATGTAGCCGACTGTGGCCAGCCTCTTACGTTTGACCAGACGTTCTCATAACCAAACTCTAGCTCCCAGTTTGCGGCGGCTATTGCATTGGTGTCAAAGAATGGAAACTCAGTAATCGCATTGGCAACCGTGCTGGATGTAACCTCAACAATCTTAGCGCGGCCCTGTGGAGTAGCATTGATATACTGACCAACTTGAGCTGCAATCGAAAATACAGACGTATTGTTGGGGGCTACAGTCCAAGCAACTGATACGGTAGCTACTTGCGTTGCACCAACATAATCACTAATAATGCGTGATTGACCAGCTCCAGTACCAGACGTAATCGTAATGGTTGAGCCATTATAAACATCATCGTCAGCCGATGCGCCAGCGTCTAAAGTAATCGTGCTTGCGCCACCAGCCGCCGCAGTATTACTTCTGCCATTATGGAAAGATGCAACGCTAGCCGTTAAGGTAGTTTTACCAGCAACCGCAGACGCAGTTAATGTGGCCGCTCTGGTCGAGGTAGTAATAGTAAAAGCATACTTTGGAATGGAATCAAAACTAATAGCAGAAACAGTCCAGGTAGCATCAGTAGCTCCTCTCACAATCTCAATAGGTTGAATGTCAGGATGTACGATAATCAGCGTATCAGCTGATTGAGTCCATACAATGCGGCTTAATCTAGCACCAGTCAGGCCAACGCTAGATGTGCTGAGGTAGGGATTACCCGTACCGTTGATATTTGTAATGAGTGCTTTGTTCTTAAAGATATACATCCGATTATGCGTAAAGCAGAGCATATAGCTATCAGACGTACTAAATTCAAATTCAACCAAGCGAACTCCATTAGCGGCTGAGTCAGCACCAGAGTTAGGTAGCGATGTAATGTAACGGCTACCAGGTCTGCGGCGAATACCGCCCTGTGGCTGGCATACTACGTTAGTAGCTTTCTCTAATGCGTTCTGGTAAGCAGTTAAATCAACCCGCGCCCTAAGCAAAGGGTCTAACTCGCCAGTTGAGAAGTTAGTCTGTATGCTTACAAAGCGAGCCATTAATTCCTCACAGCAATTAGAGAGAAGTCATTAAATGCGTTTGTTGGTTGACCTTGGCCATCAATATTCATAGCAACCCGCATATAGCCGCCACGGCCATTCTCTGCTGGGCTACCAATAGCCACAGACTGCCAGTATTGAGCTTTCTCAGTCTGGTCGGTAATGGGTAAAGCAAGATGCCATGCCATCATATATTTCATGAGTTGTACAAAATACTGTGGCATAGCAAACTCAGGTACCGAATATTGATAGTCTATATACACTTGCTCGTAATCAGCTAAGAGCTTATCACCCATAATCCGATACTCTTTGCGTGGCGGGATGCCTGTCGCATTGGTGTCGTAAACATTACGGGGTGCCGCTAAGCGATCACCTGGCAACTGGTACTCATAACGGTATTCGTTAGTAGGGGTAGTAATTAGCCTAGCGATTCCAGTCTTTTTAAAGCTAAACGACCAAGGATAGGTTACTAAGGCTTGGTTCTTAATATCTGGATATAAACGATTAGCTACCGATGCCTCATCGGTTCCCTCATCAAATGAGGAGATGGGCTTAGCACCCAGCATCAGTAAGGCATCAGAACATATTGTTAGTGCTGTATCACCCGCGGCCATTTGCTTTGCTCCATATCTCTTTTACCCACCCACCAGAGCCAGCTCCTTTAGGCTCACCGTGAAAACATACAACTCTTACATCCTCTGGCTTTGGTCTTCCCATAATGTGTTTCTTATACGAAAACACTTGGTCTGAAAAAACCTCTTGCCAAAAATCATAAGGCCTTTGACGTTCAGAGATAAACGACTGGTCTCCTAATCGTGGCGCTTTGTTGTATTCAATCATATACTTATCGACCCCTTCGG